GGGCATGGAGCGTGAGGGTAACTTCTTAAAGAAGCTGCGTAGACTTAACGCTATTGAATCATACCTATCCTCCTTTGTAGGTGGCATAGAGAAGTACACCAAGGCAGATGGTATGCTGCATGTACAGTTGACTCAGCACATTACCTCTACTGCTAGACTGTCAGGTCGTAACCCTAACATGCAGAACATGCCAAGGGGTGGTACGTTCCCTGTTAAGCGTGTGTTCATATCACGATGGAAGGGTGGCAAGATAATGGAGGCTGACTTCGGGCAGCTAGAGTTTCGTGTAGCAGCTTACCTGTCTCAGGATAAGACGGCTATCAAGGAAGTCATTGAAGGCTTTGATGTACACCAATACACGGCAGACATTATAACTAATGCAGGTCAGTCAACGGGGCGACAGAATGCTAAGATGCATACGTTTGCCCCATTGTATGGAGCGTCAGGCTATGGTCGTACACCAGCAGAGGCAGAGTATTATACTCACTTCATGCATAAGTATCGTGGCATAGCAGAGTGGCACAAGAGGTTAGCCACTGAAGCATTGTCAGAGAGAAAGATTACAACACCTTCGGGTAGGCAGTTTGCTTTCCCCGATGTGTCAAGAAGGCGTGATGGTACTGTTACAAACTTTACCATGATTAAGAACTATCCTGTTCAGTCATTTGCTACGGCAGATATAGTGCCAGTTGCACTGCTGATGATGGAGAAAACAATGAAGGAGAAAGGTCTTGTATCTTGTATAGTTAATACAGTTCATGATAGTATGGTCATAGATGTACACCCTGACGAGCAGACAGAAATGCTAGCAGTAGTAGCTGAAGTAGAGAGTAAGTTAGTAAGCACAGTAAATACGCTGTGGGATATTGATTTCAACTTACCTCTATCACTAGAAGCTAAGATGGGTAACAACTGGTTAGATCAAGTAGATTGCTAATAGTATAAAGGATAATGAGTATGAGTGAAGTAGCTTTAAACCAAGTAAGTCAAGAAGAGTTAATGCGCCTAACAGGTATGGCTAACGAGACAGGAGGTGGTGGTTCTAAGAACAAGCTGCCCCGTCTACGTATGTGGCATACCCCGTTGATGGGTGTCGTTGATGTCAATGGCAAGAAGAAGAAGATGGAAGTTGTAGAGGCAGGGCAGTATCGTCTTGAGCAAGAAGACGGAACATTCGCTTATGCACCAGAGGCTAACGTCCGATTCTTTATGCAGTCTTTTATGTACAAGCGTTACATCAGTGACCCTTCCAACAGTCGTTATGTTAAGACTCTTATGTCTGATAACCTTAACGTAGATCTTAAAGATACGGATGGTGGGTTCAACTGCGGTAAGCCAGCAGGTTTCATTGAAGACTGGAACTCAGTACCTGACAAGATGAAGGATCTAATCAAGTCAGTGAAGCGTGTCCGTGTGCTGTTCGGTGAGATTGATATGGTCGGTGCTGTCAATGAGAAGGGTGACCCCATTGATGTTAAGACTTCTCCATTCATCTGGGAGGTAGATAATCGTGAGGCATTCAAGACCTTCGGTGATGCCTTCAAGGAGATTGTTAAACGCAATCGTTCATTCATTCAGTTCAGCATTAACGTGACAGGTCTTGAGCGTGAAATGAACAATGGTCAGTCCTACTTTGTACCCAAGGTAGACGTTGACTACTCTTCAGACTTAGCTATTACAGAGCATGTGTTAGATATGCACCGCAATAGTTCGGAGTGGATCACGCAGTACAATGACTACATCAACTCAGAGTTTACTGCTAAGGCAGTGGAGACTTTGAACAGTGCTGATGAAGGCTTAGTGAATGAGTTTATAGATGTGGAGTAAACATGAACATACACGAATTAATGGTACAAAAATATCTTAATAGTGTAGTGGCAGGAGAGGGTGGCATGAGCCGCCCTGTTCTTGACTTCATGGTTAACGATGTTAAATTAGCGTTAGAAAAGCAACTCGTAGACAAGCGTAACCCAGACTTTAGGTTGCGTATGTCAAACATAGGTCGTTCTTATTGCCAGCTTTGGTTTGATAAGAACCAGCCAACAGATGCTTTACCTTTTCCCAACAGCTTCTTGATTAACATGATCCTCGGTGATCTTGTTGAAGCGATCATGAAAGGTATCCTCACTGAGGCTGGTGTAATATGGCAGGATGGTGAACACTTAAAGCTTAACTTAGGTAAGCATGTTATCAATGGTACGCCTGACCTTATCATTGATGGTGCTGTATGGGATATTAAATCCTGTAGTCCGTGGGCTTATGCAAACAAGTGGATAGACTTTGCTACTGTTAAGGAGCATGATTCCTTTGGGTATGTAGGTCAGTTGGTTGGCTACAGTAGGGCGTTAGACTTAGATGCTGGTGGTTGGATTGTTATTAACAAGGCCAACGGGCAGTTCAAGTTTATCACTGCTGAAGGCATCGACATGGAGGGGGAGCTATCTATACTAGAAGCTAAGGCTAATCGTATAGTAGATGGAGATTCTTTTGAGAGGTGTTATGAACCTATCAAGGAGAAGTTCCGTAAGGTAGAGACAGGTAACTTAACTCTAGGTATTGAGTGTGGCTTCTGCCAACACAAGTACAAGTGTTGGGATACTCTAGTAGAACGGCCATCCATACCATCAAAGGCTAAGGTTCCTGCAATGGTTAATTACGTACACATACAAGAGGTAGCAGCATAATGATAGATATGACAGACAATGACTTCGGGGTAATCATGCGTCCTGTTCTTCCCGATGGGGAGGAATGGGAGGGTGATGTTCAGGTGTCAGTCTTTAGTAACCTCATGCCCAAAGTAGACGATGAAACTCATGCTCAGTTAATGTTCTTAGCATATAAAATGTCAGCAATGGTGCAGTTCTGTCAGGACAATGAAGATTTTGATGTAGCCCTTGAAGATTATACTATGGACATGGTAGATGAATTAGGTTTAGGTGATGAAGAGTTAGACGAACCTAAGCCCACTAGAATAACAGGGAGGGAAGGTAACGTCATAACACTAGACTTCAATACCAAATGTGAAGGAGAGGGATAATGAATGTAGTACCAGAGTTAACCGCTAGCTTAGATGATGCACTAGAGGATTTAGTTAATCATCCCAACCACTATAAGTCGGAGGGAGTTAGTGGAGTAGAATGCATTGACGCTATACAGTCAGCATTAAGTGCAGAAGAGTTTCAAGGTTTCTGTAAAGGTAACATAATCAAGTACACATGGAGGGCTAACAAGAAGCAGGATGCACGTACTAACCTAGAGAAGTGCCGTTGGTATATCAATAAGCTACTGGATAACCTAGTATGAGATACCCTATTAAGAAGGAGAAGAAACCTAAGCACCGCAAGGTAACGCCTAGCATACTAGGTAAAACATGCGGCATTAAATGTAAGGTCATACCACCAGAACCTTACCAATCATGGAGTGATTACCTTGCCATGAATCGTGACCAGCCTAAGCCTTACCGATCATGGTTAGAGTTTAGGTTGTTTGCTGATGGCCCTATGAAGGATATAGATTACGAACCCATCAAGGTGGACTATGAGGTCGTAGAGAATAGGAAGTACACACCCGATGGGGTGATGGGTAACGTATGGTTTGAGGTCAAGGGAAGATTCAGAACACGACATGAAATGGACAAGTACCTTCATGTACGTAGATCAAACCCAATGGCTGTCATAGTATTCGTACTGCACTCAGAGAACGTATCCCTGCCGGGCGCACAGAAGCGCAAGAATGGTACACGTAGATGTATGGAGGACTGGTTACTAGAGAATGAGTTTGCATATACTTATGAAAGTAAGATGGAACACTTCATGAAGAACTTCAACAAGGGGATACAGTAATGGAGTATGCAATGTCGGCAGTGCTAGTGACTTACTTTATAGCTGCTATTATATTTAGTTATTAATAGTTCTTGACATTTGGGGTTAGATCAGTATAACTGTACGGCCCCCCTTTAACTACACAGGAAACACAATGGAAACATCCAACCAAATACTTAGTGATATAACAGTCTTCTCTAAGTACGCTAAGTACATCCCAACCTTACAGAGGCGTGAGACATGGGACGAGTTAGTAACCCGTAACAAAGAAATGCACATGCGTAAGTATCCTC